CTCAAGGTCAATGGTGTGCAGATCAAAGTCACGCCGGTATCGCCTCTTGCCGAGGCTCCCAAGATGGAAGAGGTCAATCAGCTTCTCAGCTTTATGCAGATTGCCAATTCTATGGGACCAATGGGCCAAGCAATTATTAACGTCCCAGAAAGTATTTCGTTCATTGCGGAAAAAATGGGGATCGATCAACGTGTATTAAATACACCGGAAGAGCAACAAATGATGATGCAGCAAATGCAGCAAGCTATGATAGAACAGCAGCAACCTATGCCCACTGATGAAACAGTAGCAGAGGCCATGCAATGAGTTCGCCAGACGGTTGGGAAGGAATAAGTCAAGCGTTTGTCGAGCCGCCAAAGGCGGATGATCTGGACATACTTTATGGACGGGTCTTTAAATCTGAGGAAGGTCAAAAGGTGTTACATCACCTGAGACAGATAACTATAGAACAACCATCTTGGTATCCAGGCGAAGATCCTAGTCACGGTTTTGTAAGAACAGGCATGACTGAGCTTGTGCGTCTGATTGAGCGCAGGGTGGGAAGGAGCAATAATGTCTGAACAAGCTGAAGCAATTGAAGTCTCTGAGGAGGCTCCTCTGGTTAATTTTGAAAAACCAGAAGATCAGCCACAAGAACAAGAACAACCGTTTCAATTACGGCCAGAAGAAAATGAAGAGGTTGATATTGATGATGGTGAACCGCTGGAACGTCCTGACTTTTATCCAGAAAAGTTTTGGGATGATGATGGCCCTGATGTTGAGAAGTTGGCAAAAAGCTATGCAGAGCTTGAAAAGGCTTTTAAGTCGGGCAAACACAAAGCGCCGGATGGCGATTATGACACTAAGGATCTGGTGGATAAGGGTTTGGACTTGGAAGATCCTTCAGTCCAGGTATTTCAAGATTGGTCTAAAAAATATGGTATCTCGCAACAGGCTTTTGAAGAGCTTGCGGGGCAAGTCCTAGAGTTTTCTCAGGATAGCCAAGAAGCCATAGAATATGATCGGCAACAGGAAATGCAGAAGCTTGGTGAGCGAGGTCAAGAAAAGATTGCGTATCTTGAGCGTCATATCACCCGCGCATCGCTGACAAACTCAGAGCGCGAGGCTTTGGCCTACAGTCTGAACAGTGCCGATGCAATCAATGCAATGACCAAGTTTATTCAGGGTTATACAAACGAAGGCATACCAACAACGCCGGTTGTGGACACGCCTGAGTTTTCACAAGAGGATTTAAGAGCGGCTTTGGCAGATCCAAGATACCAAACTAATGAAGGCGGGTTTAGGTCAAAGATTGAACAAACTATGGCTAAAATGGGCGAAGATCCTAATAGTTGGGTAAACCGTTCTCGTTGACGTAACTAGATTTTGTTGCAATCACTACATTTTGCGTGTATAGGCATATTAAGGGCTAACCGCTGCGCGGCCCCTTGATGTGGTAATCCACTGGTGGGCGCGGCCACTTTCGCGCAAGCGACTGCCCGAATTACATCGGCTAACAGTAAGCGTTTTGAGTTGAAACCTAATAGGAGGCTTCTGCTATGGCGCAGAGTATTACTAATGCCTTTGTAACGCTTTTCGATGAGGAAGTTAAACAGGCATACCAAGGCGAAGCGTTGCTTCGCGGCACAATGCGGACACGTACCGGTGTCCAGGGTAACACAGTAAAGTTCCCAAAAATCGGTAAAGGTGTTGCAACAGTTCGTGTCCCACAAACTGACGTAACTCCATTGAACGTAACCTATAGCCAGGTTACCGCCACAATGTCTGATTATATCGCAGCAGAATATTCAGACATCTTCCATCAATCACACGTCAACTTTGATGAGCGCCGTGAATTGGTGCAGGTTGTTTCAAAGGCGATTGCTCGTCGTATGGATCAGCTTTGCATTGATGCACTTGATGCGGCTGCATCTCCATCAACTGTTGCGACATCTGTGGGTGGTGCGGCTTCAAACATGAACATCGATAAACTTCGTGCGGCTGCGAAAGCACTGAACGATAACAACGTACCAGCCGAAGGTCGTCACTTGTTGATGCACTCTTCTCAGCTTGATGCGTTGCTCGGTGAAACAGAAGTTACTTCAAGCGACTTTGCTTCCGTAAAAGCACTTGTTCGCGGCGAGATCTCTTCGTTCATGGGCTTCAACATTATCACAATGGGTGATCGTGATGAAGGCGGTATTCCTAAGCCATCAACCCGCACTTGCTTTGCTTGGCATCAAGATAGCATGGGCTACGGCGAAAGCATCTCTCAGAAGTCAGAAGTAAACTACATCCCAGAGAAAACATCGTTCCTCGTAAGTTCTATGTTCTCTGCTGGTGCGGTTGCTATTGACGATGAGGGCATCGTTAAAATTAGCTGTACTGAATAAGGAGACTAAAATATGGCTTATTCATCAACTGGTTTTGGAACCGGGGGTCCATCCAAAAAAGGTAATGCCCCTTGCATTTATACATATCAAACCGCTGATACGATAGCGACTGTAAACACAGAAGGCTATTTCAACGACTTGTCAGATACTCTGGCGGTTGGCGATTTGATTTATGTTGTGTCATCTACTGGCGGCACTCGCGTAAGCACACTTACGCAAGTTCTGTCCAATACTGGCGGTGTTGTTGACGTTGCAGACGGCACGACACTGGCCGCAACGGACGGTGACTAATTATTCCCTGGGGGGCTGGGCAACTGGCCCCCTTCAAACTCTTGGAGGGCTATAATGGCAAGTAATGACACAGATATTACTATTTGTTCGGATGCTTTAGTTCTCTTGGGCGCACAGCCCATAACGTCCTTAACGGATGGCAGTGATCCGGCAGACGTTTGTAATCGTCTTTATCCAGATCTTAAAAATCATTTACTGACAGTTTATCCTTGGAGTTGGAGCCTTAAAAAAGTTCAACTTAGCAAGAACGCAACCGATCCCGTTAATGAATGGGATAATGCTTTTGATCTGCCTAATGATATAATTGGCAGTGTTATTGCTGTTTTCGATAGCAGTTCAAGCGGCATACGTCCAAGGCGCTATGGATGGGAAATCTATGGCACTCAGTTATTCACTAACCTAGATACCATCTACATTGATTATCAGGCAACGGTTGTCGAAGCCAGTATGCCAGAGTATTTCATACGGTTCTTGCGTGTGGCGCTGGCCGCAGAGATTGCTATTCCGATAACGGATCAGGCAACAAAATCAGATTACTTTCGTGCGCAAGCATATGGTTCACCGGGTGAATCTGGTCGTGGCGGTCTGCTACGTGAGGCAATGAACATCGATGGGCGTGGTCAGGGTACGCAAATTGTGGAGGATTATTCTCTTATTCAGGCGAGGTACTGATGAGAATTACGCAATATCAGTCTAACTTTTCTACCGGAGAAATAGACCCTCTTCTACGGGCTAGAACAGATCTTCAACAATATCAGAATGCTTTGGAAGAAGCGACAAATGTTATTGTGCAACCTCAAGGCGGTATTTCTCGCAGAGATGGCCTAAAGTTTGTTTACAGCTTTTCAACATCGTTTACTGATTTCAAGCTGATTCCTTTTGAATTTAGCGTAAGTGACAGCTATTTATTGGTGTTTGTTGTTGGCCGTATTTATGTTTTCAAAGACGGAACATTGCAGACAAACATAAACGGATCTGGGAATGATTACATCACGGCAACCGATATTACAGCGGCAATGCTTGATGAGCTTGAATATACGCAAGCTGTAGATACCCTAATTCTTTGCCATGAAGATCTTCAGACAAAACGTCTTGTGCGCAATACCGACACGTCTTGGACTCTTGAGAACCTGCCTCTGACTAATTTGCCACAATATGCTTATGCGCTTGCTGAGCATTCTCCTAATTTTACAATCACGCCCAGCGCGACAACTGGTAATATTACAATTACTGCATCCTCTGTAACTACTGATAGCGGAGTGGCCCAAGCTGGTGGCGCAAGTACAATTACTTTAAAATCAGCTTCATCATATACATCTGATGATGATCCAAATGGTATGTGGATAACACTTACAGCCGGAACGGGTTCGGGACAGGAAAGATATATTTCAGATTATGTTGGATCAACAAAAGTCGCAACTGTCTATCCTGCCTGGACAACACAACCAGATAGCTCAACCCATTATAAGGTTGCAGCATTTGCGGCGTCTGCGGCTAATAACTTTGCTCAAGTTGAAAACACTTTTGGCCGTGTAAAGTATATTGAATATGTCAGTGATACCGTAATGAATGCTGTTGTTGAAGTTCCGTTCTTTGATACAAGCGGCGTTGTTGCTGGTAATTGGATTGGCGAATTTGGCTATGAAGATGTTTGGTCAAGCACTAGAGGATGGCCAAGATCGGCAACTTTCCATGAAGGCAGATTGTATTTCGGCGGTTCTAAGTCCAGACCAAATACTGTCTGGGGTTCGCGTGTAATTGATTACTTTAACTTTGATTCTCATACTGGGCTTGATGATGAGGCCGTTGAAACAACAATTAACACAAACCAACTAAATTCGATTGTGAATATCGTATCTGGTGCGGATTTGCGTATTTTCTCAACGGGCGGTGAGTTTATTGTTGTTCAATCAGAAGATACACCAATTACACCAAGCAACTTTTTGGTGCGGCCACAAACCCGGCTTGGTGCAAAAGCCGGTGTGCCGATTGAAGATTTAAACGGCGCAACGATCTTTGTTCAACGTCAGGGTAAGTCAATCAATGCCTTTCAGTTTGGAAGTGACACTAATTCTTATCAAGTGCAAAACATTTCTTTGCTATCGTCTCACTTGTTGAATACTCCCGTAGACCTTGCAGCCAGACGTGCGGCATCTACAGATGAATCTGACAGATTATTTGTTGTGAATAGCGGTGATGGCTCAATGGCGGTGTACTCCATTTTGGTGGGTCAGAATGTTATAGCGCCCAGCAAATTCACCACAGATGGAACATTTGAGGCCGTGGCGGTGGAATTGCAAGATGTTTACGTCATTGTAAAAAGAACCGTCAATTCAGTAGATAATTACTTTCTTGAAGTGTTTGATAGCAGTTTAACGCTAGACAGTGCAAAGACAGGCACATCTGCAAGCTCTGTAGACATGAGCCATCTTCTAAACAAGACTGTTAAGCTTATAAGTGATGGGGATATTGAAGCGGATCAAACGGCTGCGGCAAGTCCTTTAAACTTTACGTTTGCACCAACCACCAGTTTTCAGGCTGGATTAGATTACACAGTCCAGGCAAAGACAATGCCAACGGAGCCAACGCTTACATCTGGTTCATTGCATGGGCTGAGAAAGCGGGTGGTGCAAGTTGATAGCTTGTTGGATAGCTCTCAAAATCTAAAGATAAATTCTAAGGTTGTTTCTTTTGATCGGACAAGCAGCGCCGCCTCTCAAGTAACTATTAACAATGCAACCTATGATTCCGTATCTTTTGAGGTTCCAGACCCACACGATAGTAATGATAGCAGCGCAGTAAGTTTTAGGTTTAAGTCTGATGGCTCTTTGCTGTTTGTTTTGGACAGTGATGCTTTTAATTTTAACAGCAGATTTGCAATTACGCAGTTCACTCTGGCAACGCCGTGGGATATTTCCACGGCGACAAATGAAACTACTGTTCTGACTGAAAATTTAGGCACTACAAATAATATAACTGGGTTTGATTTTAGCTCGGATGGAACAAAATTATTTCTTCTTAATGAGAGCGATCAAGAAATCTGGCAATATAATCTTTCAACGGCATGGGATGTGACAACCGCTACGCGAATTACCGCAAACACGTTTGATTTTTCCAGCATTGGATCAAATAATGAGGAAAGTTTTACATTTTCCCAGAATGGATTGAGAGCTTATATTGTTTCAGTTAGCGGCACTCGGATATATCAACTTAATTTAACAGCCGCTTTTGATGGCTCAACATTTAGTGATGCGTCAAAAACACTAGACGTTAGTGCAAAATTTTCTTCTCCACAGGGCGTTGCAATAAGCGCCGATGGAAAAAGAATATTTGTAACTGGTAATCAAGATTTAAGGGTAGAAGAATATACGCTTTCCACTGCATATGAGCTTGATAGTGCTTCGCATACCGCAAGCTATCTCGCTTCTCATGTAAATACGAGTATTAATGAAATGGTTTTAAAACCAGATAATACAAAATTTTATCTTTTAGATAGAGATGTAAGCGGTGCTACAGCCACAACTGCTATTTATCAACATACGCCAGTAACAAAGCTGTTTCCAGTATCGGAATACACTGGATTAAAAACCGCGCATGGTTTGCTGGGATATGCTAACACTGGACAAATAACATTAACACAAACAGAGCCTTTAGCCATGACGGTCTTGGGTCTGGAATATAAACTGAGTACGGGGTCTTGATATGGCGGGAGTAGCAGCAGCACCTTTAATGTTGGCTTCATCGGCGGTTAGTGCATATGGCCAGATCAGAGCCGGTCAAGCCCAGCGTGAAATGTACGATGAGCAAGCCGCTCAAGCTAAAATGCGTGGGCGATCAGAGGCCATTGCGTACAAGCAACAAGGCGCTGATGTTCTTCGTAATCTAAATGAAAACTTAGCTGCAATTATTGCACGATCAGCGGCGGGAGGTGTTGATCCAACAAGCGGATCTGCGGCAGTCATGCAGCAATATGCAATGGCCGAGGGTATTCGAGAAAAGAATATTGCAGCGGATAATGCACTCTTAGCAGAGGGTCAGGCGGCAACCCAAGCACATCAATACCGCATGGCTGGTCGAGCCGCTCAACAAGCGTCTTATTTCCAAGCAGCGGGTACGCTTGGGATGGGTATTTATAGATATGGACAGTTAGCATAATGGCCAGATTACCGAGATATCAAAGAGCGGGTGTTCGCACTCGGCAACCTCAAGCCATAGAGTTTGCGGGCCTAAGAGAACAAGCCCAGCTTGGTCAACAGATATCTCGCAGTTTTGACCAGATGTCACAGTTTCTATACCAGACAGGCGCAGAAGAGGCTGAGAGGCGCGGTATTGAGCGTATACGCACGGAAGGGGCGCAGCCAGTGCTTGAGGCGCTTCGTGAACAAGGTGGCCCTAGGACCATTGCAGAGAAGGCTGCGTATGAGGCTGGCAATCGTGTGGCCGTTGCTGAGATCCAAGCTGAAGCGGATCTTGAAATTACCAGAATTTTAAATGAAGGCCAAAAGAACAAAACATCATTCTCTGCCATTCAAGCGCAGCTGAAAGATGTAACTGATGGTTTCCCGGCGGCATTGTCTAACATCGATCCGGTATCTGCCGGGGTTCTTCGTACTAGGCTTACAGAAGCCTCTGGCAAAGCGGAGATGCGCTATTCTAAGTGGTGGACAGGAGAACAAACAAAGCTTCGTAAGGAAAAGCAAAACCGC